CAATTGAAACTTGTTGTACAGTAGAATCACAAGGATTAATACCTCCTTGAGCTGTTAAACCACCACATCTAATTCCAAATTCTTTATCTGTGCTTAATCTCCCTATTAAAGGATTAGTATCTCCCTTGTAAAACAAGTTAGGAATAACTGGAGCGCTTGGTGTTGTGGTAAGATCTCCTAAACCTAGATCAGTCATAGAACCTAAAGTTACTACTTTATCCCCTAATCTAGGAGGTGTATATTGATGACTGGAGTATGTTTGATCAGCATCTACTTGTAATAAAAAACTTTCCACTCTTGGGTATAATATTTCATTACATCTAAACTCCGCTTGAGTAGGTCCTACATCTTGCAAGTCTTTAGGAACTTTATTTATATTATCTCCAAATAAAACAATATGAGAAGTGTTGTTATAAGCATTTTGAGGAAAGAAAGTGTTTTTAATATTACCTAATTCTTGTTCAATGCTTTCGTCTCCAGCTATAACTGGAGTTTTAGTTACTTTTATTGGTAAATTGTTTGTACCCCAACCAGCTCCTTCAATTCCACCTGTTTGATTGCATGGGTATCCAGCTAAAGATCCTGGTAAATATATATTATAATATTCTTGTTCTTGTTGTTTTATAACTACTTTATAGCTATACCATCCTAATGGATTATCTATAGGGGTAAGTGCTACTCCTCCAAAATCATAATTTTCTAACCAATTAAGAGCACAGAAAGGTAACGCTGTTGGAATAGTCCAATCTACACTCCATGCTGCGCCGTTAGTCCAACCATTAGAAGAACTACCTGGAACGACTTGATGAGAAATCACTACACCCGTGGTACAATCAACAGTTAAAGAAAGTAGCGCAGTAGGCGCAGGTGTTCCAACAAGTGATATGAAATTACCTTTAATAGGAACTGTTATAGTACAATCAGTACAACCACCTCCAGGTTTTGGAGGAAATATTCCAGTTCCATTGTTAAAGTTACCAAATATAACATCTTGTAAAGTTCCATCTGCAACACTATAAACTCCAGGATAACCATCAGATAGTTTAACTTCAGGAATTATTTGATTAAAAGTTATATACAACATATCTCCTGGCCATGTGTCTGCAGGTATAGTTAAATTGTTGTATTTATCCAATATAATTGGATCTTCAATATTTTTGTAATCATGGAAAATTGTAGAACCTTTCAGCGTCGTGCTTTTACTATCTACTTCAACATTGGATAAAACTACATTAGATGGTCTACCATATCTATCTTGCAATATAATTCCTACTTGATAAGTTCTATTTTGTTTTAATGTATGGTTTTGATATTCTTTTCTAACAAATAAATCAGGATTAGTTTTTGAAGTAGTTGGAGAACTTTGTGTTGGTAAAACTGGTTTATCAGCTATATTTATTTTGTAGTTTAAAAACCCAGGAGAAGTATGTTTGTCTATAAAATTACCATATATAATTCTATTACTAGAGACTGATTGGGATAAAGCTCTAATCGGAACTGCATCAAAAACTCTAGTTGTTTCATTAGCTGGTAAAGTTTTCCACGGTTTTCTACTTTGATAATTATAAAATAAATTTTCAGTAGTGTTATTTGTAAATTGTGCTTTATCTATAGTTTCAACAATATTAATTTGATTAGACCCAGCTTCTCGATACAATATGTCAACACTGTCTATTTTTAAACTATCTATTGTTTCTGCCCATGTATAATGATCTCCTTCATTTCCTTTAGTAGGAGAAAGTAAACAAATATTTATATCATTTATTTTATTCTCCATAAACTCTACTATGGTGCTGTCAAAAGCAGCACTTTCATCACCGATCAAAGTTGAGATAGAATCAGTTGGATCAGCTTTTACCCCTTTTGCATTATACCCTATAAAATAACCATCTTGTTCAGGTACAAAAGCTATTTGAGTAAACGGAGCGGATAAAGAATATTCTCCATCTGCGAATTTAAACCTATAACTAAATCTGACAAATTTGTCTTTTAGATAATCTGGATCTCCCGGCCAGTTTTTGTTATACTCGGGATTTTGAAAGTGAAAGTACAAATACATTCCTTCTTTCAAACTAGCTAATAAAGTTGATAATTGAACGCCTTCTGAGTTTAAGTCTAGTTTAGTAATAGGTACTCCGTTCCAAACACCGTAGCCAACTACTTCTTTTACGGTTACTTTATTTCCTATATCAACCCCAGTAACTAACGACCCGTTATTTAATACAGTACCTGCTGATTCACCTTTTATGTTAGTATGATAGCCACTAATATAAATATCAGCTCCAGGTCTATCTACAGCTTCAATAATACCTACAGTATTAGCAGGTAGATATTCACTTACTACATCTTTCATCGTAGACTTAAAGTAAGGTCTATCATAACTATTTCCACCAGGCACAATATTCAAGTCTTGTTCTAATAACAATGGAGCTGAATAAGGATAATACTTAGCCACAGATATTTGATCTTCGTTTACATAATAACCTGGTGCAGCTAGTTTGATATTTATTTTTCTAGGTTGATTTCTGTTATCAGTAAAGAATAATAAATCTTCTAATAAATCTATACCTGTTATTAAATGTGTTTTTGAAAAATTTAAAAAATTACCTTCAACTAATACTTGACTTTGATTGCTTGACAGGTTGTAAGAAACTATATAACAATACACTCCAGCGATACCTATACAACTATTTGTCAATTGACTAGGAGATGAATCGTTATAATTAGTAATAAATAAAAACATTGAATTTGAAGTATCATCAAATAATGCTCCAATAGCTTCTAAGTTGTCACCTTCAAGTAGTGAACTCCAGTCTTCAATAAGATTATTACCTAATACGTTTTCTAGTGCTCCAGCATCGTCACCTTCGGACTTACTAATTTGCACATTCATAGCATCTCTATACTGTCCGTTAGGTAAAATTCTACCATCCATGTCTTTATTCATTTTAGACTGGATGAAGGTATTTTTTATTTCTGCCATATTTTAGTATTTAATCCATTTAGATTTCCCACGCATAACTTGGACAAACTCTTGTGGTTTTATATTAGATAATCTAATCTTAGCATTTCTTAATTGAGCTTTTCTTTCTTTTTTATATCTACTAACTATATACTCAGGCGTATTATTTCTAGTAGATAATATACTGTATGCAATATGCATGTATAAAGCTTCTTCTGCCAGTTTAGGAATTTTAGTATCTTCTTCATATGCTAAACCATCTGATATATATTCTAAAAGTATTAATCTTTCTTTTAAATTACTACTAAAAGAAAATTTACCTTCTCTTTTATTTATTGTAAACCATCCATTATCTTGAGAGACTTCAGGTTCTAACCCATATCTTTGACCTAATAATCCCCAATACCTCATATCTTGAACCCTATCTCCTATACCCGTTTCAAAAACAGGTGTTATAGTAGGTTGATTATTAGGGGGAATATTACCCCATCGTTCTTCTGTTTGAGAAGTTCCTTCTAAATTCTCTCCATCACTATCTTGTGTTGGGATACCATAACCAGAGCTTGGGAAATTAAAACCAAAAGGATTATTGGTTATATTAGTGTCCTGAATAGGAGTTTCTGTTGGATTACTAGTCAATCTTGTAGGATAAATTGGATGTTTAACGCCTTGTCTATCTATCCAAGATAAACCTACATAATTTACGTAATCTTGTGGAATTATAACAGAAAGACTAGGTGGTATAGTTAGTTCTTGTGCTTTAACCGATCTCAAAGTATCGTATGAAAATTCTTGTAAACCCCTTTTAGCAAAAAATAATACATCACTTCTTTTTACTCTTGGAATTAATTTATCTCTTCCTACGTAACCTACTAAAAAGTTATTTACTAATTCAAATATAGATATATATTGATAATCTCCGTAGTTAGGAGCACCATCAACTAAATCTGACTTTAGCTTTACCCGTACATAGTAACCTGCTGGAACTGCATCTACATTATCAAACTTTAAAACACTATATGGTTCGGTGTTAGAAAATTTAGAAATACTAAAACCTCCTCCAGTACCGGTTCCAACTGGATTACCATCCCATAATATATAAGGATCTTGACCATTAGAACTATACTCAACAATAAAGTTGTTTAGATTAAAATTTGAATCAGTAGGATCCCAAGAAGTTGTAGACCCTAATGTTAATATTTCGTTGAATGTATAGACCATTGAGTCCATAACAGCGTTAGTATAGCTTACTATATTGCTTTGTGTACCAACGTAGTATTGTTCATTAGTTTCGTTTATTAAACCACCATTTGGAGAATTTGCCATTTTTTATTAACTTTTTTGATTTACTTCTGTAGCTTGAACCTGTTGAGCTGCGGCCTGTACCACTTGAGGATCTCTAATAATCACACCAGCGTATGCTAGGATTCTAAGTATTAATTCTGGTTTATCAGTGTCATCTATTTCAAAATTAACAGATCCAGTTGAAGGATTTACTCCTGCTCCTGTTCCTAACTCAGAATAAATATAAGCACCACCAACACCTACAGTATAAGCCCAAATAGGTTTATTAGGTTTTCTCACGTATGACAAAGAAACATTTTTAGTTATACTTGATGGATAAACATATACCTTTATACAATCTTTACATAAAACTGTAGTTGTAGTAGCAGGAGGAACACCTGTGATGTCTTGTACAGTAATATTTTCTTCTTGAGTAAACAAAGGATAATTAGTTGTAGGTCTAGTTAATTTAGACATGTTTAATCTTAAATACTCACCTCTATTAGTTCTTTGTATTTCTTGCTCATCTTTGTACATTAAAGTTCCCATTCGATGAACATTTTCTGGAAGGTAAAAGAAAGGGTTGTCTATAGGATTTCCGTTTTCATCTACATCTCTATAATTAATGTTTGAATAAGTTCTCAATAAAGAAATAGATTCTTCTATATGTTCTACTCTATCAGCATATTCGTCTTCGTGCCCTGGTAGTCTTAATTGTTGATTTAGATCGTCAAAATAACCTTCAAATATTTCTTGTTGAGCTTGAGCGGCTATTTGATTAAATTCATACGGAGTAATATAACCTCTTTGTTCTTTATTTAGAATTAATAAGACTGTTTGGTATACTTCATTTACGTTTATAGCCATTTTAATATTTTTATTTTTAAAAAAAAAGGCGGCCGCATAGCCGCCTAATTAGTATTATTACACGTTAAAGATTAATTTAACTTTTTAGATATAGATTTATAAACTTCAACACCTTCATCTGTTTTTAAGTATGCGGCAAAAGCTGAATACGGGTTTTCTTCAAAAGGAACTGTCATTAATTTCTTACCATTACTAGCCCATGCAAATGTTCTTTGATCTTGTGAAAGTTTTATAATATTAGCTTCAGCAGCTTTTATTGCAAAATTTCTTAACTCAACATTATCATCTTGAGCCAACTCTAAGAATAAATAAGGATTTCTCTTAGCAAAGAGTAGTAAATCTCTTTTAAGTTCTTTAGAACTCATGTTAGATACACTAGAACCCATTTCCACTCTTAATATAGCTTCCGCATGTTCTAACTCTACACTTCTAGCCAGTGATTGTGCTTGAAATTCTGCTTCCAGATCTTCTAACTCATCATTTGCTATTTCTACAACATCTAATTCTTTATATCTTTTATTTAAGTGCGGATGATATATAGATAGTAGTTTTTGTAAAGCTTGCTTTTCTTTAGGCACATTTAATACTCCATTTTCAAAAACAATATGTTCTAATGTTGAATGACCACTTTGTTCATCAACGAAAGGACTGTTTTGATTAGAAGCATATCTCAACTCTCTTTGTATACCTTGATCCGCATCAAAATATAATAAAGGAAATCTTCTAGTGTGCTTGGACGCTATTGTATATGTTAAAGGGGATCTATCTTGAACTAAATAATAGTTTCTATCTTTTATCTCCCAATTTTCTGTATTTTTCATAATATAATATAATATAATTTTTTATTTATTGTTATTTACCTTTTGATTTTCCCTCTTCTTCTGGCGTGTCTGCAGCTTTGTCTTGTTCATCGACACAAGCATCTACTGCTTTAACTAAATAGTTTCGCACTTCTTCTTCTGTATTAAATGCTTCTCCTTGTAATACACACCAAAAAGCGTTATATGAAGTTCCAGCCCAATTAGACAGCCCTTCATATTTTTCATTAGGCGTGGTATCTTTTACTTTACCATCGTCAGCACCACCAAAATTAGGTACAACAAATTTAGATTTTGTAATAGTTTGAGTTGACATATAATCATCCCAACTTAATTCGTATTTATAATCCAAATCTAAATCTACACCACGATTAAGTAAGTTATTGATTGAATTAGCAGATTTTTGAAGAGATTTACTATATCTATTTTTATCCACCAAAGGTTGTAAAGGATCTGGTTTATTTACAACTTGTTCTGTTAACTTTTCCCAACCAGCTGAAACTTCTCCGTCAGCAGCTTGTTTGCTAATTGTTTTTGTATACAATTCTTCAATTTCCGTCATTTGAGCTAGTAAAAATACAACGCCAAATGGACTATACTTACCATCTTCTCTTTTAACAGCATATAAGGCGCATTTTTCAGCGTTTATTTGTTCTGCGTATATGGGAAGAAATTGTATAGGTCTAGAATCAAAAGTAATAGTATCGTATATAAACCCTTGGTTTACTCCTCCAAAATCTTCAAGATAAGGATTTGCTAATTTTACTCTTATTTTATCCATTTTTAAAAATTTAAAAAGTCCCTAAATTAATAGGGACTTTAAGTTATTTATCTACGCTTATTCTTCTTCAGGCGCCGATATATCTACTGATTGAAATATATATTGATGTTTCTTAGTAACAATAGGAGCACAAGCTGCTATTGTATCACTTTCAACTTGACTACCAAGTTGATCACAGCAATTTTCTGTGTTACAATCGCATTTTAGTCCTGAACCTGAGTCATAAAAATAACCAGTCTCTGGACATTTCTCCAATGCTTCCGAACACGCAGTTTTTGCATCTTCACCTTTAGCTTGCGCCTCTGATCTACAGTCAGCAAACGCTGCGCCATCCTCTTCGTTTGGAACCCATGCTAACCATTCACTATATTCTGCAGGTAAGTCATTACTTAATGCATTATTAATGATGTTTTCAAAACCATCTCTTAAATCTCTACAAAGATAATCTTCCTTTGTAAAACCATTAAAAGTTGGATATCCAAATTGTGATGGATCGTTTTCAATGCACAAGTAAGCAGCTTCATTAAGCTTCTCCCAGTTTGTATCTGCAGTAGCAGCTAAATACTTAGTTATTGTGATTGTGCTTTTTAAAGCACCACCTGAGTCAGTTTCTTCAATTATAGTTTTTGCAAAACCTGACCCGGATTCTCCACATTTAACCGCGTATGTAGATCCTGGAGTTAACGATATAAACGAAGGACCAGCAGTTTCAGTATTAATTTTTATTGTTGACATAATTTATGTTTTTAAAAGGTTAATAAATTACGCTACGAATAATACGAAATTGTTAGCAGCTTGTACACAAAGACATCTTTCAGAAAGATAATGAACTTCCATAGCATCAAGAGATGAAGTATAAGCTCCACCAACTGAACCAGTAATCCATGATTTCATTCTTCTATCGTCTGTTTCAGAAGCTCTATATCTTACATGTAAGAAAGGACGTCTGATATTAGATCCTAACATTTGATCATACACAGTTGATGTACCAGCAGGAACTAATACTCCTTTGATATTATCAACCATTCCTCTTGTAGTAGCGTCGTTTAGATATTTCCAATCAGTTTTATAAAAGTCATAAGAACCTCTTCTAAAACCTGAAAAACCAAAGTTAAGCGCCATTTCAGCTTCGTTGTCAAAAAGACCATAAGATGCAGCTTGAGTAGAAGCATAACCTCCACCAGCTTGAGCAGCAATCATGTCATCAAAATCTAGAGCAGTTTGTCTGTCTAAGAATAACATGTTTTCTTCAATTGCTCCTTGTAAATCTAATTGAGCTAGAATTTGATCAAAGTCGCCTAATGCACCTGCACCTGGATTAGCTGCGCCAGCAAAACCAGCATATACATTACCTCTTTCTTCTAACGCGGCAAACATACCTTGTGTTCCAGAACCAGCTGTAGCACCAGATGATGTTTGAACACCAGAACCATTAGCAGCAAGTTCACCTTCAACCATAGCCATTTCAAGATAATCTTCATATCTTAATCTAGTTTCTGATTCAGCTTTCATATACCATAAGAATCCAGATGTTCCGTCTTCTGTAGCAACTTCAACCCAACCAATCTGAGCAGTATCAGAACCATTAACTAAATACTTATCTTTAATGATAATTGGTTTATTAGAGAATTGAGTGAATTGTGGACTAACTGATCCATCCATACCTTCTGTTCCTTTAGCAAAGTCAGAACCATAAACAAATAGCTTAAGGTTTGCGTTAGCTAAAGCACCAAAGTTAGCAGCAGTATAACAAACAGCAGTGAAATCAAATGTACCTGGAGCACCTGGATTAGGAGCAACAGTTACTAAACCTTTCAATGTTAATCCAGAAGCTGGATCGTAAACTACAATTGTTTGATTTACTCTTATCACACACTGGCTACCCGCGGGAACGTTAACAGTAAAAACACCGTTAGTTGCGTTGTTAGCTTTACTTACATCATCATAACCGATGTGTAGTCTATTTTGTTCAGACCAAATTACTTGATCAGATGTCATTGGCATTTCAGCACCAACCATTCTTAAAAATCCAGATAATGTTCTATTTCCGAATCTTTCTACTTCTTGTTCGTACAATTCAGGAAGATATTGCTGAGCAAAGCTAGCAAAATCTGCTGAGTTAGGATCATTCCATTGTAAATAGTTTGTTGACAAGATTGATTGCTCTTGCGTTGGAGTGATACCTGCATTTTGTACTGTAAAATTTCCTAAAGGCATAATTTTAAGTTTTTATTTTCGTTTTATTTTTAATTTAGAACTATTTACTCCGCTAACTGCTTTAACCTTTAATCCGTTTAAATAAATAGAATCATCAGGTGCTGACAGTCTAGCTTTATTATTTATGTTTTTAGAATTAGCAGCTACATTTTTAACTGCATCTGCTCGTCCTTGTTCATAAAAATGATTAGCAATAGTGTCTATGTTTTTTGCGGCAAATAAAGATTTATGATATTTGTTATAATCTTTCACTTTTCCATCTTTATCTAAGAACATCTCGAAAAAATTGGAAATATCTGATTGACTATTTAATAACTCATCTGTGTTATTAACCTTATACCTAACCTTTTTTTCTCCTAAATCGAAATCAAAACCTTTGAATTCTTCTTTAAAGAACTTGTTAGTGTTGTTAATAAACTCTTCGCGAGTTTGTTTAGCTCTTTCTTGCTCACTGTTATATCTATTGAAAAAGTCCATAGCTTTTTTCTGTTCTTGAGTAACACCTGGTCTCAACTTGATCTCATCATAGTATTTACTCTTTGTTTCTTCTAAAAAACCTTTGGCTTTCGCAACTTCTTCTTTTATACCAAGCTTGCGCTTACGTATAGTCTTTTCATCATCTTCTTCTTCATCATATGCAAATTCATCATTTAATAAAAATTCTATTTCTTCTGCATTTAGATGAGGTTTAGATTGTTTATAATATTCTTTTAATAAGGTAACGTCGTCTACATCAGAATAATCTCTATTTAATCTAACATAATCTTCTACATTACCACCAGTTTCTTTCATGAAATTTACCAATTTTTCTACATTTTCTGGTAATTCCATTTGAGGATTTTCTTTTATTTCTTCTTTGATTTGCTCAACTACTTCTTGAGTTTCTTGTGCGTCTTGAGTAATTTCTTCTATTACTGACTCTTTTTCCTCTGATTCCTGTTGCTGTAACTCCCGTACTTCTCCTTCCACTCCTTCCACGTTCGATATAGGTTGTTTTTCATCCAGGTCTCCTGTTTGTAACTTTGGAACGGCATCTTCTTCTTTTTTAGTTTCTTTTTTAGAAAGATCTATTCTAGCAGTAGCTTTTTCATTTTCCAACTTTCTAGGTCTTCCTCTTTTTTTCTTCATTTTAAACTCACCTTCTTGAGGTATGTTTTCATTTTTGTTTTCTTCCATGATATGATATTATATAATTAACGTGGTACTTCAAAGTTAGTAGGTAAAGTATCCTGCTGTCTTTGTTGTATCATTTGACTCTGTTGAGTTGCCTGTATTTGAGTTCGTTTATCTTTACGATCTTCAATTCTAGTTTCTTTTTGCTGCATTGCTTGTACATCCATTTGTTTCAATTGCTGATCATATCCAAATTGCAATTCAGCTAACTGTTTTTTAATCTCACCTTCAGTTTGTATTTTTTGAATATCAAATTGAGCTTTTCCTTGTTCTATTTGTAAAGTCGTTTGAGCAATAGCTTGTTGTTTTTGAACTTCAGCTGCAGCAGTTCTTTCCGCTGTCTCTGCTTGAGCTTGAGCTTGAATTTGAACCATTCGTTCTTGCTGTATTCTATCTTGTTCAGCTTTTTGTTCTTGTTTTAGTTTAAGTAATTTATTAGCTAACTTTAAATTCTTAATTTCTCTTATATCTACAGCGTCAGGTAAAGTTATACTTTGTTGTTGTAAAGCCATTTGTATGTTTTGCTCTAACATAGCTTTTTCTTCTTCATCTGGTTCTATTTCTAAATAAATACCAAAATCAAATAAATGTAAATTACTAACCTCTTCTAAAGTTTTTACATTATATAAACTTATACTGTCTATTAAACTTTCACGCAATAGATCAAATTGTAAACTATCTGCTACTCTTAAAGAAATATTTTCACAAGCTCGTAACACTAAGAATAAACTAGCATTTAAGATATGCTTTGTTGCTGTGTTACTGTTTGCTGCTGCTAATTTTTGTAGACCAACTAATGATTTCTCATTTGGCATTGAACCATCTCTAGCTTCATTAAGTCCGGTTACATCTCTTATCATTTGTAAGTAATATTGATAAGTTTGGATTAATGATTGTATTTTTTGACCACCAGCAGAAGTGGCTAATTCTTGAATTGGAATTTTACCTTGATTGTAGTCTCCATCCTGAGTCATTGATCTACCTACAATTGAACCAGTTTGAAAATACATATTTAAAGCTTCGGCAGGATTATAACTAGTACCATTTCCTAAATCAACTTCTGCTAATCCATCTACATCCATAAATACTCCATCTGGAACTGTTCTAGACAATACTTGTTGGAGTTTTAGAGAAGTTAATTGAATCATGTCAGCAAAACCCATCATTCGTTCAACTAAAGATTCTATTCTACCTTTATAAATACTAGGAGCTACAATTTGATAATTCATGTTAACTTTACTAGTATTTGAAAACGGTCTTGTCATATTTTCCGCTACTTCCCATTCTAATAATATAGGATGTCCTAATATTTTAGCTCCCTTATATAAAACTTCTATAGATCTAGAAACCCTATCATAATTATCACTTGGAGGTGGATTAAAGAAATCATGTTTTTCAATTGCTTTTTCTAATCCTTGATCTGTGTATTTTATTTTATATACTTGATCTGCAAAAGTTTTATATTCAAAATATAATACTTGAACTGTATTATTATTATTTTGACCTTCCCAGTTTCTAGTATAATTAGTGTTGCCAGGATACTTTTGAATCTCTTCTAATTGAGCTGCTGGAATACTAGGGAATTGTTTTTTAAGTTCTGCTACACTAAGTGATTTAACTTCTCCTACATAATATATATCTTCAAAGTTTGGATCTTCAGTGTAAGACCAAACTAAATTTGCAGGATCTACATATTCTACAGTTATTCCTTCTGCTTTATTCCAATTGGTTTTAACACAACCAATTCCTAATACAACTAAATCTTTATTAAACCTATTTCTTACTAAATCAAATTTGTTTTTTGCTAAAGTATTTTCTATTAATTCTTCTTCTGCAATTTCTATAGATTGTTTATAATCTAATTGCATATGAATTTCTAATTCTTCTTCTGTTTCGGGAGAACCAGCTGGAGCTTCACTAATGTCTATACCTAACTTATCTCTTACACTATTTATAAATTCTCTTGTTTTTATGTCTCTTAATATACTTTCACCATATTCAGTTCTTTTCTTTTGTGAAGAAGGGTCTTGAGAAAAAGCTTTGATATCGTACATCTTATCTGACATACCATTTACTACAATATCTACAAATTTAGGAATTACAGGTACTGGTTTCCAGTCTAAGTTCAGGTAAGATAAATCACCATTTATTGATAATTCATCTTTATATTTTTGAACTGATTGCTCTCCTCTTGCGTAAAGTCTACGCTGGTGAAATATATTATAATTAAAGGCATATCTATTTCCACCGACTCCTTGTCTAAACCATTCCCCTTCTATAGCGCGTGCAACTTGCAGTCCATATTCTAAAGACATTTTCTCTTCTTGAGGAACAACTTGATCGGGAAAAGAACTTCTATTATTGGTGTAAATCATTATTTATCATTTTTGAAAGTATACCATCATTGTTATACATTTTTATTCCTAAGTTAATTTGTTTAGTAACTCTAGCTGCTGTTGGTTTGTATTTGTTTTTGTTACAAGCCATTATAGCTAATCCTGAACTAATTGAAGCATCATGTTTAGTTCTTTCATTTATATTAAACTGAGCCCAATCTTCTAAAGTTTTTTGATGATACATATCACCATAATTTTCATTTATCAAACCTACATATTCATCTATATAAGCTTCTATAGCAGCCGCATGAGATTGTTTAATATCCTCACTAGAGTTAGGTATTCCACCTATTTCTTTTTCAGTGACAGATAATTTATTCCATACTTTGTCTGGTCTATTCATACTGAAACCTCTATACCCTCTTCTTTTAAAATAGTATAATAATCTAGGTTTATTATTTTCTGCTAACAATGGCATTCCATAAAAAATACACGCCATCAATACATCTTCAAAAAATATATCTGCCGTTTGAGGTCTAGCTATATATTCTAAAAAGAAATGATTTGGAGGTGCGTCCTCCATTGAAAACTTGGTTAATCCATGAAGTGATCCATTAGACCCTTTGCCGTCGACAGTACCACTAATATCATAAGAATCACAACCAAATGCTCCGACATGATCATTTCCAGGGTATTTAATTCCATTT